AAGACGTTGAGGAAAAGAAGAAACCCAATTGAGTAATGGGTTTGTTTTACATCGGGGCGATTGAATGCCTACGGATAAGGTAGAAGCAGATAAACAACGTGAAGGGTTTATTCGTTCGGTGGCACGAACAACAGAATCAAGCCCTCTCGTATCAGGTCTTAGAGTAGCAGGTGCAGAGGTAATTCCTAGAGTTATCGCTCATAGGCATCAAGCTTATTGGAATGCTACGAAAGACCACGTGCTTGGTAGTGACGCGCAGATACTGACGGATCTCGGCAAAATGCGAGTGAAGAACGATCAGCCGTGGTTAGCTGCCAAGGCGTTGGCCAAGAATGCGGTTAATAAAGCTCCCCCAAGTATGAGCCAACACATGGCTGGAGCAGTTAAGAAGATGGATGATCCTAGGGGTATACTGGATGTCGAATCTTTTACTGGTAAACTTGTCGAATACGGCAGGCAGAAGAAGATCGATATAGATTCAAAGATTGCTGACGAGTTACTTAACTCACTTGTTGAGACCTTCAACAGTTATGGTGATCTCATGAAACAAAGTAGAGCTACTAGGATTGAGGATATTGACATATGGATTGCGCAACTTAACCCAAATAGAAATAGTGGTAACCCCGATTACACGCCTGTGACCAAAGAGCAAGCTCTTAATGATTACTGGCCTGTCATGAGGGAAACAATTATTGATATTGTAAAGAATGGTAACATGTTTGCCAGACTTCCACCATACACAGACAATGTGTATGCTGGTTTCCACAGAAGTCCCAACAGACCTATACACGGTGCTGGTATATTTGATAAGCTTATTGGAGCTTTTCTCAACTATCACCTTGTTGACGGGTTAGCATACGGTTCTCGTATTGCATGGGAAAACTTGGAAGATATGTGGATCGGTCTGTCCGAAGCTATGGGTTCAGCTGAAAGTTCTATGCATGACGATTTCGATGCTTACGACAACCACTTTGGTTTAGCATTGAACAAAGTTATCTATAGGGCCTTCCTTGACAGTAGTTTATTTAGTGACAACCGCGAGTTACGTAATGCATTCCAATGGTTCTGTGAACGTTTGATCTCGGAAGATGCTCTTCTACAGATCAGTCCTACACACGCTCTTGAAATGCGTCCGTCATTATTCAGTGGAACACCCGTGACCCAGTTCTGGGGTTGTGTGTTCCATGACGCCTTCTATCACTTGCTTGAACATGTTTATGGATTTGGCATTATCGACGCTCGTGTACTGTCAGATGACGGTATTGCGATTATGGAGACTCCAGCTTCCGAGACAGCAAGACTCATGGATGAGTACGCTCGTCCAGTGGCTGAAGCACTCGGACACGAGTTGTCTCCTGCGGGTGTTAAGAGTTACGTTGCGGATTTAACAGTTGAGAGACGCATGCACAATGATGTTGACATTGTCACTCATGACATGGGTCCATTCCTTCAGTTCTATCCACAAAGGGACCCTGGTAACACTTTCGGAAACGTACCGAGACGTTTGTATTCCCTATATGAACGTGAACGCGACTCTAGTGATGCTACTAGGACAGCACTGTTAAACCAGTATGCCCCCAGCTTAGCTAAGGCAGCACTTGGTACGGATAAGAAGATAATGGCCAATTGGGTTAGCGACCTACACAGATCACTTGATGTTCTGTCTACTATCGGGCCGAGATACCCTCGGATAAGGGAAATCCTCAAATGGTTTGGAAAAGTGTACCCGAACTTTTGGAAGAAGTTTATTAAGCTGTATGGTGCAGCGGATCCAGCTCTGTGGTCAGAGCGATCCATGATGGCTGGCGGAACACGACAGGGTGGCGCGTCTGAGTGGGTCGTAGAGCACTTTAAGGAATGGAAGGACAGTGGTGTTCAACCCTCCATACCTAGAAAGGTTGCTTAACGGGACGTGAACTTCTTTATGCGCGGAAGTGGGAAACTCCTCACTTTTCCATTTGAACAGATACCACCCATATGGTGGATTATATCCAAGGGTATTGCAATCGCTATGGTCGGAACCATAGTCGTGAGCACGATTTATGGATACCGG